CCGTGATAGATAATAATGAATTTGTTGCTGACATTTACATTAAGCCAGCTAGATCGATTAACTTCATCGGTCTAAACTTTATTGCCACCAAGACTGGTGTTGATTTTGAAGAAGTAATCGGAAACTTTTAATTTAGAGGTTTAACAGAAAATGGCAACCAGAACCCAACTTAACACAATCCCATTAAGAAAGATTACAGACTTCAAGAGCAAGCTGTCGGGTGGTGGCACCAGAAGTAACCTCTTTGAAGTTGAGCTTGCTTTCCCTGCAGCACTTGGTATTGATTCAAATACTTTAGACAAGAGTAGATTTCTTGTTAAGGCAGCAAATCTTCCTGCGTCAAACGTCACTCCTGTTGAAGTAGCATTCAGAGGAAGAACTTTAAGACTTGCTGGAGATCGCACATTTGAAAGCTGGACAATTACCGTCATCAACGATACTGACTTTGCAATTCGCTCTGCCTTTGAAAAGTGGACCAACTATATGAATCGTCTTTCTGACGCAACAGGCACAACAGACCCTGCTCTCTATCAAGCAGATGCATTTGTCTATCAACTTAATCGTGATGGAAGTATCTTGAGAGCATATCATTTCTATGATTTATTCCCAACAAGTGTAAGTGCAATTAATCTGGCATACGAAACAGAAGCAATTCAAGAATTCACTGTTGAAATGCAAGTTCACTGGTGGGAAGCAATCAAAGGAACTTCTTCTGCTGCTGGCGGTGAAGATATCAACTAAATAGAGTATCATATAACGTTTAACTTATAAAATGGCGAAACTTTTTGGTTTTTCGATTGAAGATAATGGAAAAAAATCTAAATCAATAGTATCCCCCGTTCCTCAAACAGATGAGGACGGGGTTGACTATTATATTCAGTCTGGATTTTATGGTCAGTATGTAGACATTGAAGGTGTTTACAGAACTGAATTTGATTTAATGCGTCGCTATAGAGAAATGGCACTTCATCCAGAATGTGATAGTGCCATTGAAGATATTGTAAACGAAGCAATCGTAAGTGATCTTTACGATTCTCCTGTTGAGATTGAATTAACAAATCTAAACGCAAGCGATAAGTTAAAGGATATAATTCGAAAAGAATTTAAGTCCATCAAAGAGATGATGGATTTTGATAGAAAATCTCATGAGATTTTTAGAAACTGGTATGTCGATGGGAGATTGTATTATCTAAAAGTTATCGATATGAAGAAACCTCAAGAAGGTATTCAGGAGTTGAGATATATCGATCCAATGAAGATGAAACACGTTCGTCAAGAAAAAAGAACGAAAGGAAAAAATGGCACAGATGTTGTAGATAGATTAACTTATAATGGAAACGCTGCAAACAATTTGGATACGATGTATTCTGAAATGGAGGAATATTTTATCTATTCTTCAACTCCAAATTATCCAATGGGTAATTTGAGTGGTGCTGCTAAAGGGTCTCTTAAAATTGCTAAAGATTCAATTACATACTGCACCTCAGGATTAGTTGATAGAAATAAAGGAACGGTTCTTTCATATCTTCATAAGGCAATCAAAGCACTCAATCAACTTCGAATGATTGAGGACTCTCTCGTCATTTATAGATTGTCAAGAGCACCAGAGCGTCGTATTTTTTATATTGATGTAGGCAATCTTCCAAAGGTAAAAGCAGAGCAATATCTTAAAGAGGTTATGTCTCGCTACAGAAACAAATTAGTTTACGATGCCAACACTGGAGAAATTCGTGATGATCGTAAATTCATGAGCATGTTAGAGGACTTTTGGCTTCCAAGAAGAGAGGGTGGGCGTGGCACAGAAATTACCACACTCCCTGGAGGACAAAATCTTGGAGAATTGTCTGATATTGAATATTTTCAGAAAAAACTTTATAGATCTTTAAATGTGCCAGAGACAAGAATTGCTGGCGGAGGGGATGGATTCAATTTAGGTCGTTCTTCGGAAATTTTAAGAGATGAATTAAAATTTTCCAAATTTGTTGGTCGTCTGAGAAAAAGATTTGCTCAGATGTTTAATGATATCCTCCGCACTCAACTTCTTCTGAAAAATGTGGTGTCCCCAGAAGATTGGGAAAAAATGGAAGACCATATTCAATATGACTTCCTTTATGATAATCACTTCTCCGAATTGAAAGAAGCCGAACTCATTACTAATAGATTGACTCTTCTAACTACTATTGAACCTTACATCGGAAAATATTACTCAACAGAATACGTACGTAAAAAAATTCTTCGCCAAACTGATTCCGAAATTATTGAAATTGATGTACAAATTGATGATGAAATTGAGAAGGGTATTCTTCCAGATCCAAATGCACCAGTTGATGAAATGGGAAATCCATTACCGCCAGCCGGTGAAGAAGGTGCTGGTCAAGCAATAGAGCAAGGGGCAGGTGGTGAGGTGCCAATAGAACCAACGGTAGATGTATCGCAAGTTGAGTTACAAGAACCCAAAGGCGGTAAAATATAAATAGTCCTATAGTAATAAAATAAATTTATGGAAGAACTTATCGATTTGATCGCATCTGACGGGTCGCCATCAGATGTTTCCGATAGAATTAAAGAAATTTTATATGCAAAAGCTGCTGATAGAGTAGATTCTGCTCGTCCAGAAATTGCTTCATTAGTATTTGGTGAGAATGATTCTTTCGGAGATGAAGAATAATGGCAATAAAAGTCGTACAAAACGTAAATAGAATTTCCCCCACAGTTTCTGTAGCAACTACCAGTAACCCAATTGCACTTAAAAGTGGATATCTTCGTGTTGCTTGTGCATCGACTGCAGTGTATGTGGAAACTGGCGGAGAGCCTGTAGCGACGGTTAATTCCTTCTTAATCTCCCCCTTTGGAAATGAGGTTTTGAAAGAGAGAATTGCAAAACAACAGATAGCAGGAATTACCACTGGCACATCCACTGTTGTCACCTTTGATAATAATGCAGGAAATCCATTTTTGGTTGGTGATTTTGTAACAATTGAAAATGCTCAACCTGCAGGAATTAATACAATTCACAGATTAGTGACTGCTACAACCGATTCAACAGTTACGATTTCTGCAAATACATCATCAATAGTTGGAATAATTACAACAACTGGATCTACTTTATCCAGAAGTGTGAAAGTTTCAGCTCTTGCTCTTGACAATACAACAAACGTGAGCATCACAGAAGTAGTCCAATTAGTTTCCGAATAAAATGAAACTCATCACAGAAGAAATTCAAAAAGTAGAGTTTATTACCGAAAAAGTAGGTAATAAAAAGAATTTGTATATTGAAGGGGTTTTCCTTCAAGGAGACATTTGCAATCGTAATGGAAGAATGTATCCTATGGCAACTTTGTCAAAGGAAGTTACCAGATACGATGAAAACTTCATTCAAAAAGGTCGTGCTCTTGGGGAACTTGGTCACCCAGATGGACCTACTGTAAATCTGGATCGTGTTTCTCATAAAATTATTTCTCTCACTCGTGAAGGAAATAACTTTAAGGGAAAGGCTCTCGTTCTTGAAACTCCAATGGGTAAAATTGCCAAATCTTTGATTAGTGAAGGAGTTTGTCTTGGAGTTTCTTCTCGTGGTGTTGGTTCTTTAAGAATGACCAATGAAGGTCATAAAGTCGTTGGTGAAGATTTTATGTTAGCAACTGCTGCAGATATTGTAGCAGATCCTTCTGCACCTGATGCGTTTGTGCAGGGAATTATGGAAGGAAAGGAATGGGTTTATGATTCAAACAAAAAAGTTTGGATTGCAGAATCTATTAAAAATATTATTGAAAAGGATGTGCAAAGAAAAAAATTAACTGAAGAAAGAAAACTTGAACATTTTCAAAAATTTCTAAGTATGCTGTAAATGAAAGAACATTATGTTTATGCTCTCAAGAAAAGATATAGATTTGAATTTCTTTCAAATCTATAAATTATAAATAAATATAGATTAAATACAAGATCTAAAAAAATGTCCGTTGGTAGAAATTTACAAGAAATGGAAAACGTAGTAACCAAAGGGGCTGCACCTGCCGAGCCAATGCACAAACTGACTGGGACTACTCCTGGTCAAACTGCGGGTTGGGAAGATCTCGGTGGTCCTACTCCAGAAAATTATCGTCCAGATGACGAATCAGCTCATCTCAAAACCCCCGATAAAAGTCTTGCCCAAGTTAGAGATGTTGTCAATGCTAAGGCAGCAGCTCCAATGCCAATGACGGGCGTTAAAGAAGATGCCGAATATGATGAAGAAGATGTTGAAGATGATGAAGATCTGGAAGAGGGTGAAGAGGAAGTAACCGAAGGCTCTCACTACGAAGGTGGTAAGAAGCACAAGAAAAACAAGAAGGAAGAGGAAGAAGAAGAGGAGGAAGAAGAAGAGGAAGAAGAGGAAGAAGAGGAAGAAGAAGAGGGTGGTAAAAAGAAGGGCCACAAAAAGGGCAAAAAGAAAATGGAAGAAGAGTTCAACATCGAAGAAGATGTAAATGCTCTTCTTGCAGGTGAGGATCTTTCTGAGGAATTCCAAGAGAAAGCACGTACCATCTTCGAAGCTGCTATTCGCTCCAAAGTTGGCGAAATTAAAGAGCAACTTGAGGGTGCATACGAAGAAGCACTTGTAGAAGAAATTCAAGCAATTAAGGAAGGTCTTGTAGAGCGTGTCGATGCATACCTTGAGTATGTTGCTGACGAGTGGATTCAAGAGAATGCACTTGCAGTTGAGCACGGTCTTAAGACTGAAATGACCGAATCATTCCTCCAAGGAATGAAGAGTCTTTTTGAAGATCATTATGTAACAATCCCTGAAGATAGATATGATGTCATCGAGAGCATGGTAGATAAACTTGATGAAATGGAAGAAAAACTCAACGAGCAAATCGAAAGAAATGTTGCTCTTAATAGAAGATTAGCCGAGTCGGTTGCTGATGTAATCTTTGCAGATGTCGCTGAGGGTCTTGCACTTTCTCAGAAGGACAAACTCGCTTCTCTTGCTGAAAATGTTGAGTTTGATGGTGAAGAGAGCTATCGTGAGAAACTGGTAACCCTGAGGGAATCTTATTTCCCATCCAGAAATGCTGGTACTCAAAGAAACGCTAGTGAAAATCTGTCGGAAGAAACTAATCTGAATATTCAATCAGTTAGTGGCACAATGGGTGCATATCTTCAGACTCTCCAAAGAGTTTCTAAAAAGTGATTTTTAAATCATAAATCAAACAACAACACTTTTAAAGAGGTAAAAACAAATGCAAGGATTCAATACCGAATCACTGCAGGAGAAGTGGGCTCCGCTCCTTGATTACGAAGGACTAGATCCTCTCAAGGATTCACATCGTAGAGCTGTAACCGCTATCCTGTTAGAAAACCAAGAAAGAGCACTCCGTGAAGAGCGTGAGTTTCTCTACGAATCACCAACTAACAGCACTGCATCTGGTGCAAACCCAGGTCTTGGTGGTGCTACCACCGGTGCTATGCAAGGTTTTGACCCAGTTCTGATTTCACTTATCAGACGCTCAATGCCTAACCTGATCGCTTACGATCTCTGTGGCGTTCAACCAATGAATGGTCCTACCGGACTCATCTTCGCAATGCGCTCACGTTACACCAGCCAGGCTGGTTCTGAAACCTTCTACAACGAAGTTGATTCAGCATTCTCCGGTCAAGATTCCGGATTCAACAACACCAACGCTTGGACCAACGGTGCCGTTGGTATGGGTACTACTGCTCAGCAGGGTACTAACCCATCAGTACTTGACCCAAGCAACCAAGCAAACAACGCTTCTGGTGCCAACATCTATAACGTTGGTCAGGGCATGAGAACTGACGAAGCAGAATCGCTTGGCGAATCTGACCAGTTTAACCAGATGGCATTCTCGATTGAGAAAGTCACCGTAACTGCAAAGTCACGTGCTCTGAAAGCTGAGTATTCACTTGAGCTTGCTCAGGACCTCAAGGCAATCCACGGTCTGAATGCTGAAGCGGAATTAGCAAACATTCTCTCAACTGAGATTCTTGCTGAAATCAACCGCGAAGTTATCAGAACCATCTATAAGATTGCTAAGCCTGGTGCTCAAGTTAATACCGCTACCGCTGGTACTTTTGACCTCGACGTTGACTCCAACGGTCGTTGGTCGGTTGAGAAGTTCAAGGGTCTGATTTTCCAAATCGAGCGCGATGCAAACGCAATTGCACAGCAAACTCGTAGAGGGAAGGGCAACACCATCCTTTGCTCTGCTGACGTTGCTTCAGCACTTGCAATGGCAGGTGTCCTCGATTACACCCCTGCACTCAACGCTAACCTTAACGTTGATGACACCGGCAATACTTTTGCTGGAGTTCTTCAGGGTAAGTATCGTGTATACATTGACCCATATTCGGCAAACGTATCTGCTAACCAGTTCTACGTTGTTGGATATAAGGGCTCGAGCCCATATGATGCTGGTCTCTTCTATTGCCCATACGTACCTCTGCAGATGGTACGTGCCGTTGGCGAGAACACCTTCCAGCCTAAAATCGGATTTAAGACCCGTTACGGAATGGTTGCAAACCCATTCGCTGAGGGTCTTACCGCTGGCGCAGGTGCTCTGACCACCAATGCAAACACCTACTACAGAAGAGTAAAAGTATCTAACTTAATGTGAGTTAGTTTACAACTCTTTCAAGAGGGTCCTTCGGGACCCTCTTTTTTTATCTAAATATCAATAAAACATTATGGCATCTGCTTATCAAAATCAGATACAAAATAGAAATTTTCTTTCTCCTGTCGGATTTAATTTTACTCTTGCCAGAGATCCTAAGGTAAGTTTCTTTTGCAACTCCGCAAGAATACCAGAAATTACTCTTTCTTTGGTGCAGCAACCAAATTATCTGAAAGATATTGATGTTCCTGGTGGTAAACTTCAATATGGTGATTTGTCCTTAAGATTCTTAGTTGATGAGGACATGGTAAATTACATGCTCATTCATAATTGGTTGACTGGGTTGGGATTCCCAGAAACGACCGGACAATACGCAGATCTCATCACAGATGAGGAAGGAAATAAAAATTCTCTCTCAGCATTCAGTGATGGAAGCCTTTATATTTTAGACAGTAATTATAATACAAATTCAATTGTAAAGTTTAAAGATTTATTCCCAATATCTTTAACTTCTCTTGACTTTGACTCGACACAGACAGACATTCAGTACTTTACAGCAGAGGTAGCTTTCAAGTATACTATCTACAATATACTGAGCGAAACTGGACAACCTCTATGACACTTGATGAAATTCAGGAGATGTGGCAAAGAGATTCTGTCATTGACCCTGATAATTTACATGATGAATCTTTAAAAATTCCTCAACTACATGCCAAGTATTATACAATCTATAATACGATTACTCTGTTGCGTGAAAAGGCAAGAGAAACTTTTAATCGAGTCAAACTAGAACGGTATAATTACTACACCGGAAAGGCACCTATAGAGGTCTATGAGGAAGAACCGTTTCCTTATAAAGTACGAGATAAAGAGGCATTACAGAGGCATATGGATGGCGATGAGAAGTTAAGTAAGGTAGAACTAAAGATTAGATATTACGATATTATGTTAAAGTTTTTAGAAGAAGTGATTAAAATGATTTTTCAAAGAAACTACCAAATAAAAAACTCCATAGAGTTTTTAAAATTTACTGCAGGATATAATTAATGAAGTGGGCAACAACTTGTGTCTGGGGAGATAAAAGTTGTGTAAGACCCACTTTTCTATTATAAATATTAATAAGTCATTCCCCAGACATAAATGAATAACTATTACACTTACGCTTATTTGCGTGAAGATGGAACTCCTTACTATATTGGTAAAGGGAGAAACAAAAGAATACATAATAATCACAATAAAATACCTTTACCACCCAAGAATAGAAGAATATTCTTAAAGGAAAATTTAACCGAAGAAGAAGCATTTAAGCACGAAATTTATATGATTGCTGTATTTGGTAGAAAAGATTTAGGAACAGGTATTCTACTTAATATGACAAATGGTGGGGAAAGAGGTGGGTGTAGAATATGTCCTACTAAAAAATATACTATATTATTTGGTGTTGAATATAATTCAATATACGAAGCGTGTAAGGATAATAATATTACATATTCCCAATATAAAATATTGATTGGCGAGAATTTGCTATTTACAAATGGTGAAGATTTAAAAAAATTTATATGGGAAAGGAGGAATAGTAAAATATCAAATAAGCAGATAGGTAATTTAAATAAAAAGGGTTGGAAAAGTAACCCAATAACTTATATGAGACAAAGTATTTCTATAAAAAATGCTCTCAAGAATAAAAATATAACTAAATAATGGTAAAAATAAAAAAAAATGAGAACATTTCAAGAGTTTTTAAATATTTGCGAAGCATTCAAACCAATGAATGAACCTAAAATGCAAGCACAAATGAAACGCCATCTTGAAAGAAATAATGCTAAAAGAGAAAGAGGTGAGAGTGGTGATAATAGATTTGGAAATATGAAAACAGCTCTTAAAGTTATTGGACCCCAACAAAAATCAAAGGGATTCAAAGAAAAGAAAACTGAAAAAGGTAAAAGAACCTTTGCTAAACAAAATGCTGATAAATTTTTAAGAAAAGATTCTTGGCACGGAGCAAAAGATAGACTTGGATACAAACTAACAGTTCCAGGCAGACATATTTCTAGAGATGAAGAGGGGCATAAAAAACACGTAGAAAGATTAAAGAAAAAAGAAAATTAATTTAGGAGGCAAAAATGCCTCTTTTTTGTATCAAATAAATATTCATAACTGATATTTTATGAATGTCCCATTTGATTATCTCAAAAAAGAATGAGGTATATCTTCAGGTTGAAGCAGAGCCACACGTCTACTATGAATTAAGAGACGCATTTCAATTTGAAGTCCCAAATGCCAAGTTTGCACCTGCCTATAAAAACAGATATTGGGATGGGCACATTTATTTGTTCAATATTAACACACAAGAAATATACGTTGGATTGTTAGATAAGCTTATAAAATTTTGTGAGCAGCACAATTATACTTATGAGTTTAGAAACAATAAGTATTACGGTCTCCCCTTTGAAGTCAACGAAATGATTTCAAAGGAGGGTGTGAAAGATTATATGAATTCTATTTGCAAGTATGCTCCCCGCGATTATCAAGTTGAGGGAGTATACGACGCCTTAAAACATAATCGAAAGTTGTTGATATCTCCAACTGCTTCTGGAAAGTCGTTGATGATATATTCGATTGTGAGATATTACGTTGAGAAAGAACAAAATATTCTGATAGTCGTTCCAACGACATCCCTTGTAGAGCAGATGTATAAAGATTTTGCAGATTATGGGTGGGATGTGGGTTCATTTTGCCACAAGATATACGCAGGAAAAGAAAGAGAAACAGACTCTCAGGTAATTATCACAACCTGGCAGTCCATCTACAAACTTCCCCGACAATATTTTTCAAGATTTAATGTGGTTGTAGGAGATGAAGCACACCAGTTTAAATCAAAGTCATTAGTATCTATAATGACAAAACTTTCTGATGCAAAATATCGTTATGGTTTTACAGGAACTTTAGATGGTACACAGACTCACAAATGGGTTTTAGAAGGTCTTTTCGGTCCATCCTATAAGATTATTAAGACTGATGAATTGATGAAAAAAGGGCACGTAGCAACACTTGATATTAATATCCTGTTGCTTAAGCATTCTCCAAATAAATTTGAAACGTTTGAAGATGAGGTTCAGTATATCATCAATCACGAAAAGAGAAATAAATTTATTCGAAATCTTGCTTTAGATTTAAAAGGAAACACATTAATCCTTTTCTCAAGAGTTGAAGGTCATGGGCAACCATTATACGAACTCATAAATAATAGCAAAACTGAAAACCGACAAGTGTTTTTTGTACATGGTGGAGTGAATACTGAAGATAGAGAAAAAGTCAGAGAAATCACCGAAAAAGAAAACAATGCCATCATTGTTGCTTCTTACGGAACTTTTTCTACAGGTATTAATATTAAAAATTTACACAATGTTATTTTTGCATCACCAAGTAAATCTAGAATCCGAAACCTTCAATCAATCGGAAGAGTTCTTCGAAAAGGAAATAATAAAACAAAAGCAACTCTATATGACATTGCCGATGATATCAGTTATAAGTCAAGAAAAAATTATACACTCAATCATCTAATAGAAAGAATTAAAATTTACAATGAAGAAAATTTTAACTACGATATTGTAAACATACCGCTTAAAAACTAATGGGAGAAGAGTTTTACGCAGCAATCAAACTAGTTAGTGGCGAAGAAATATTCTCTCTCGTCTCTGTCGATGAAAATGATGGAGATCCAATTATTATTCTCCAAAATCCAGTAGTTATGAAAACCTTTACAAACTATGCTGGAACTTATATAAAAGTAAAACCTTGGATGGAAATACCTGATGATGACTTTTTCTTAATTAAGTTAGATAAAATTATTACAATGACAGAAATCAAAAGTAAATCTACAATTAATTTTTATCATCGTTATCTTGAAGATGATATTAACGACTCTGAAATTGATGGTAAAGTTACAATTTCAGATAAGATGGGATATCTGGGCTCCGTAGAGAATGCTCGTAAATCACTTGAAGATATTTTCCTTAAGGACCTTAAAGATAATAAAGAAAGCTAAATCTTATCTTCAATGGAGACAAAC